CCTAGTTTCACGATTAGGTATTGTCAATACGCCGTCCATCTGTATTATGGATAGTGACATGCCGTGGCCATACTCGCCATCTGGGTAGACGGAGCCGGTGCCAGTTAAAACCTAGAAAGGTTAAGCTAGTGGCATCTGAAGTCGCAAAGCGGCTCCGTGACCGGCGTATGAACGTCTGGAACGAGGCCAAGGGCATTGCAGAAAGCGCTGCTGAGGAGAACCGCTCTTTTACCCCGGACGAGCAGGGTAAGTGGGAGGCTCTTCAGGAGGAGCTTGGCAACATTGACACTCGCCTCAAGGCTGTTCTCGACACTGAGAAGCGCGCCAAGGAGGCCGACGACGCTTACGACGAGCTGAGTGGCCGTAAGGCAGAGCGCAGCACGCAGCAGGCGGGCGGCACGCAGTACGTAGAAGAGCTGCGCCGTTGGGCACGTGGCGAAGAGGGCAGCAAGTCTGTCTTCGAAGTTCGCCGTCAGGCAGCAGGACCGGTTAACTACCGTGTTCTGACCACGGCAGGCGCGGGTGCTGGAACTAACGCTTCCGGTATCATCCCGACTGACTTCTACGACCAGCTCATTGCGTACCTGATTGAAGTTTCCGGCATCATGCAGTGTGGACCTACGGTCCTTAACACTGGTGGTGGCGAGACCCTCCAGATTCCGAAGGCTCTGACTCACACCACGGCAACGTCCGCTGGTCAGAACGCAAGCCTTCCGACCGCTGACCCGACCTTCACGCTCACCACTCTGGGTGCGCAGAAGTTCGGTGTCCTGATTCAGGTCGCTCGCGAACTGATTGACGACACTGCGGTTGACCTGCTCGGCTACCTCGCAATGAGCGCTGGTCGTGCACTTGGTAACTCCTTCGGTACCTCCCTGGTTAACGGCACCAACGGCATCTCCGGTGGTCTTACGTCCCTCGCGGGCGCAACCCCGGCTGTCACGGGTGGCCTGACCTCCGCTATCTCCGGTAACGGCGTGGCAACCGGTGGCGCAACATACGCCAACCTGGTTGACATGGAGTACTCCGTTATCGCTCCTTACCGTCAGTCCCGTAGCTGCTACTGGCTCGCTGCTGACAAGACCGTGGGCAGCTTCCGTAAGCTGACCGACAACAACGGTCGCCCGGTCTGGGAGCCCTCTGCGGTTCTCGGCGCACCGGACCTGCTTCTGGGCAAGCCCCTAGTTGCAGACCCGTACATGCCGGCAATCGGCACGAGCGCGCTGTCCATCGCTTTCGGTGACTTCGCTCAGTACTTCATCCGCCTTGTCGGTGGAGTGCGATTCGAGCGTAGCGACGACTTCGCGTTCGGTTCTGACCTAGTGACCTTCCGTGCACTACTCCGTGGTGACGGTACACTGGTAGACACCAACGCTATCAAGATGTTCAAGGGTGGCGCAAGCTAACCTGCGGGACCTTGAGAAAAAGCCGGTAGCCGGTTATCGGCTACCGGCTTTTTCATCGTCAACACTTAGGAGAGAAAATGAGCGACGAGCGTCGTGTATGGATTAAGCTCATCAGCCAGCGCAATGGCTCGCGTTATGACAACCGTGAGTGGCCGACGCCTGGTGAGCCTTTTAGCGTTCCCGAGTGGGAAGGCGAAGCACTAACCCGCATTAAAGAAGCTGTGTACACCTCTGACGAGGAAGCAGCTAACCTTTCCCAGCCGAAGGTTGATTCTGAGGTAGTTCCTCTCGATGAGCCAATTGAGCGCGAATACCATGGTGGTCAGCCTGTTTCTTCACCTAAAGTATCCGCAGATGTAGAGCCTGTAGTTGAGGAAAACGTCGAGGAGCCTACCGAGGAAGTTGTGGCTGAAGAAGACACAGCAGACGAAGCAGTTGAGGAAGTTACGAAGCCTGCTCCCTACGCTTCCAAGGCAGACTGGGTTACTTATGCGGTATCTCAGGGACACGATGCTGATGATGCATCATCTTTGACCAAGGCAGACCTACAGAGCCGCTATGGTGGACGCCTTTAATGGCTTACACTGAATAAGACGGCACCGTAACGAAAGGTGTAATAAAAATGGCTGTTAACCCTAAGGAAGGTCAGGCGCTGGCTTCGACCACGGTGCCTGCCCGTGAGCAGATAGTTGGCCGCGCTGGTCGCGGTGGCGGCGAGGATGTTACCGACCAGCCCGGTCAGTACCCCGCTGACCTATTCGGTGTTGCATTGCCTCAGGGTACCGGTGCTCCCGGTACTGCTGGTTCTAGTGCGACTGACGCATCGGCTGATGCCACCAACATGCCTGGTCAGCTTGACGAAGACTTCTCCGGTCTTGGTCCGAACGACACAGCTGAAACTGGCTCGCCTGGTACTCAGGGCGTAGTTAACGCAGCTGGTGGTGACAGTGTTACCTACACGCCTCCCGGTTACCTTGATGGCGGACCTTTCCGTGAGGCAACTGCACAGGGTCACGTGGACGGCATGGGCGATTGGTCCCAGGCCAACACTGACGGCTACGCAGGCGGACCCACCCTTCCCGGTCTTGAGGGCAACCGCCCGACCAGCACAGGTGCAGGCTCTGGCCGTACTCTGCGTGGCGGACGTGCGGTAAAGCCGTAAGGCTTAGCTGATGAGAGATTTGTCAAGCGTGCCCTGGGCATCGATGCCGGTTTACGGTAGCCCGCGTGCCCAGAGCAGCTTGATAAAGGATGACGTTCTCGTAACAGGCATACCGCCAGAAGACCCGGACGAGGACGTTGTTCCTGACGGTGCCGATGATGACGCCGTTCCTGATGACCAAGATACTGGCGAGCCGCCTGAGGAGGCGAACACAGGTGAAGGACCTTAGCAACATGCCGATGGCTGAGCACTCGCTAGTCGCGGGAAGTTCCATGGCAGCCGGTAATACTGTTAACACTGAAGCTGAAAAGTGGTCCATGAAGGCACCGGGCAGTGAACCGGTAGACCCGTTGCCCGCCAAGGAAGAGCAAGACGACCCTGGCATTCAGGACACTCCTGTAACACACGACCCACGCGCTACAGTAATGGAGCGTGCTGGACGGGGCAGTGACTATGCCGCGCCTACTCTTGAATGGAAGGAATGCACCAATGGCTAGCAACTGGGGTCCTACTGAGCACCCAATGGAGCACGACCACCTAGAAGACGGCCCGGATGTGTGCATGGGCACGCCTGACCACGAGCTAAACGAGTATCACTACGACGCAACTGATGCGCGACAGAATGATTCTGCCGCCAATAAGTGGGTCAAGGTAGACCACTGCTCAGGTGCAGCGGGCGCTAACGGAGACGCAACTGGCGGATTCCCGGACGGCCCTGGCCCTTGGAAGCAGACCTAGGTCTAGAGATTGATGCCCCGTGAGTATCGACGCTACCGCGAGGGCACTATCGCGCATAGAGGGCACGAGCTTCGCGCATCGTTGCCGTAATGGCAGTGTGCGCACGGAAATAGTGACCTTCGCTTCCAGTAACATCGGGTGGGTTCTCCTGCCCCGCACCCAGTACCCAGTACCGTCAATCGAATGCCCAGGCTGCCACAGTGTGGCGGTCTGGGTAAACGAGACCGGTGAATGGCGTGTACTGTCGGAGGGGTTCCTCCGCTAATGAGCCGCTTCCAGGACCACTTCCGGCCTACCATATTTGGTTTGGCCGATGGCATGATGTCCCTCCTGGGAGTAATACTTTACCTTCTTGGACACCA